AAAAGTGGGGCCATAAACTAACAGTCTAATGGCTAAACCTCAAAGTGGACTTACTAAATGGTTCAAAGAAAAATGGGTAGATATCTCCCGTCCAAAAAAGGGCGGGGGTTATCACGCCTGCGGTCGAAAGACTTCTAAAAAAGGAAAATATCCAAAATGCGTTCCTGCAGCAAAAGCAGCTCGTATGACAAAAGCTCAGAAAAAATCCGCTATTCGTCGTAAAAGAGCAGCAGGCAATCCAGGAGGCAAGCCGACTATGGTAAAAACATTTACCAAGCGGAAAGCGAGAATGAGACGTGGCGGTAAGAAAAGGTAAGCGACGAACAAAGAAAAAAGACCCTCGTTTAGCCCGAGCAAAAGTAGCGGGGTTTAACAAACCAAAACGTACTCCGGGCCACCCGAAGAAGTCCCATATTGTCGTAGCAAAGGTAGGTGACAAAGTCAAAACGATTCGATTTGGGCAACAAGGCGCTAAAACAGCGGGTAAGCCAAAAGCAGGCGAGTCAGAAGCAATGAAGCGTAAGCGTGCATCTTTCAAAGCACGTCATCGTAAAAACATTGCAAAGGGCAAAATGAGTGCGGCTTATTGGGCCGATAAGGTAAAATGGTGATGTTCGAGCGCGAAGTTGAAGAACTAAACTCTAGCTGGGCATACAAGTATGATATTGATCAGTATGCTCAACGTGAGTATTGGCAAATCATGAAAGAGCATCCATATGTAGGAGACTGTGAAGATTACGCACTCACACTCCTTTACTTAATTAGTGGTAAATCTATGTGGAAGTTTTGGTTTTACTTAATTACTGGTAAGGCACAGATTCGCAGAGTTATCACAAAAAATGGAGGAGGGCACGCCGTTCTTCGTTTTGGAAAGCACTGGGCAGACAACTGGACTAAAAAGTTTGTCAAGTGGGAGGAAATGGAAAAGCTAGGACATAAAAAGTATTACTGGTTTTACCTTCCTCAAGACGTAGCATTGAAACTTGCTATGGCTAAGTGGAAAAAATAATGGACGAAGAGTTGAAAGAAGCTGGTTATCATCCTGCAGACTCAAACGGCGATGGTAAGGTAGATAATGAAGAGCACAGAATGTACCTTGAATTTAAGCGAAAAGAGCTCGAGGATCAAGACGCAATGCGAGATGCTCAACGAAAGATGACTTGGTTTGCTTTGGCAGGTATGCTACTGTATCCTGCCACAGTAATGGCAACTGAGTTAATGGGGTTACACCAAGCTGCAACTATTCTAGGCGATATGGCGGCAGTATACTTTGTCTCTGTAGCCGGTATTGTTGCTGCATTTTTTGGTGCTCAAGCATGGTCTGGCAAAAAGTAATACCTTTAGTACTGCTTAGTGGCTGTGTTGCAATGTCTCCTAACCTAGAATCAACAGAAGACCTTGTGACCGGCCAGCTTTATTACACATTTGAACTAGGGGTGTCATATCCGAAAAAGAAGTTTATGACACCGGAAGAGTGGCAAGAATACCATTCGGTACCTGATAGCCAAAAGGAAGCACTATATGCTACTTACAGAGAGCGGGAAGAAATTGAAAAGCGCTGGGAGAATTTTATTGAGAATTGTCTTTTGGCCGGTACGCTGGATTGTTAGTTTTCTTTTTAACGAGTGGGAAATAACAATCTGGTATGACCCTAGTAAAAAGACTCAGTATAATTTTAAGTGGGTTGATAAATGTGAAGCAAAGCATTTAAAAGGAAAACTAACGTCTGGAGAGCCTTTTGAGTTAAAAACTCAAGAGCCTTTTAATTTTCAAATCAAGAAGGTAAAGTAATGTTTGGAATGATTAAAATGCTACCAATTGTGATTCTTCTTGCAGGAGCAGGATATGCATATCATACAACGGTAGTAAGCCAAAAAGATGCAACAATCGCGCGTCTCGAAGCAAACGCAGTAACTTTAAAAGAAAATGCTATGCGTCTTGAAACCGCATTTGAAAGAGAACAAGTAGCACGAGAGCGATCAGAACAGAACCTACAGTCTCAACTAAAAGCAGTAGGAGACTTAACAGAAAAGAACACTGCTATGCAGCAAGAAATGGATGGATACTTATCTATCTTCAAGCGTCATGATATGACTCGTCTTGCAAGAGCAAAACCTGGGTTAATTGAACCTAGGATTAATAAAGGAACGCAAGCAGTATTTCGTTCCATTGAAGAGGCAAGCCTGGAGGTAGAAAATGCGGATTCTCAGTAGTGTATTATTATTATCACTCGGAGGATGCTCGCTGCTACAACCGCAACCTCTTCCGGCTCCAGAGCCAATTATTAAAACAGTAACGGAGTACAAAACTCTTGAAATATATCAACCTCCGTTACCAAAAGCGATTGACTTACAGGATGTAGAGTTTTTCGTAATTACAGAAAAGAATTTTGAAGAGCAAGTAAAAAAGCTTGAAAAAATGCAAAGCGGTACTTACGTACTCTTTGGTATTACACCACAAGATTACGAAAACATGGCATATAATTTACAAGAGCTGAAAAGATACATTGGTCAGCAAAAAGAAATTATTATTTATTATCGTCAAGCTACACAAGGCGATGAAGACACAGACTCTGAAGATTGGATGGAACAAAATGAAAAAGTTCTTGAGGATCAAAAACAGGACTAAATTATGGCTGTTCAAATTAGTCGAGCAGATGTATCTTGCGGAGAGATACTAGATTTACAATCTGAGACACGCTTTCTAAAACTTCCCGCAGAAGATTACTTGGATCTGCTGGGAGTAACTCCTCTTCCATCGCAAAAAGCAATTATAAATGCGATCAATAACCCCAAGTATCGTTTTGTCTGTGCAGCAGTTTCTAGGCGTCAAGGCAAAACATACATCGCCAACATTATAGGGCAGTTGGTATCACTAGTGCCCGGTTCTAACATTTTGATAATGTCTCCTAACTACTCGCTGTCTCAGATTTCTTTCGACTTGCAAAGAAATTTAATCAAGCATTTTGACTTAGAGGTAGCAAAAGACAATGCAAAAGATAAAGTTATTGAGCTAACAAACGGCTCTACGGTTCGAATGGGCTCAGTAAACCAAGTTGATTCTTGTGTAGGTAGAAGCTACGATTTAATTATATTTGACGAGGCGGCGTTGGCAGACGGTAAAGATGCCTTTAACGTAGCACTTCGACCTACTTTGGATAAAGAAAACTCTAAAGCGATCTTTATTTCAACTCCACGGGGCAGGAACAACTGGTTTGCCGAGTTTTTCGACAGAGGATTTAATGATGAATTTCCTGAATGGTGCTCGATACGAGCTACTTATAAGGATAATCCGCGAATGTCTGAAATGGATATACAAGAAGCTAAAAAGTCTATGTCCGATTCAGAATTTAGGCAGGAATATGAAGCGGACTTTAACACTTATGAAGGCCAAATTTGGAACTTTAATCACGAAGAGTGTATCTCTAATAATGAAGAGCTTGATACTCGTCGCATGGATGTATTTGCTGGTCTCGACGTTGGTTATCGTGACCCAACTGCATTTGTTGTCATAGCTTATGATTGGGACGAGGAAAAGTATTACGTTTTAGATGAGTACCTCGATGCTGAGAAGACCACCGAGCAACATGCCGCTGTAATTCGACAACTATCTAACAAATGGGACATTGATTACATTTATATAGATTCCGCAGCACAGCAAACTCGATTTGACTTCGCACAAAATTACGATATTAGTACTGTAAATGCGAAGAAATCAGTATTAGATGGAATCGCACAAGTAGCAGGAATTGTAGACAACGATTCCATGCTTGTCGATCAACGATGCGGTGAAGTACTATCTTGCCTTGATCAATATCAATGGGATCCTAACCCTAATCTTGCAAGAGAAAAACCAAAACACAATCGAGCATCGCATATGGCAGATGCTTTACGGTATGCACTATATTCATTCGAAACAACTCAGAGTGGGTTTTAAAGAGACCTACAAAAAATAGTGTTTGACAATTTATGTTACAAGGGCTATAATTCAAAATGAAAAAGCTGAAAAGAGATCCGGTAAAATATATAAGAGATCGAGCTAAATCAAAGTATAAAAAAGGTTCAGAATGTCACATTTGTGGCGCTGACACAGAACTCGACTTTCACCACTTTTACACTCTAGCGCCTCTACTAAGAGAATGGCTAAAAGAAAAGCAGAAAGAGAGACCCGCGCATTATACGGATGAGTATATTGTAATCTGGCGAGACGAGTTTATAGAAGATAAATGGGCGGAGCTGTACGAGCACACAGTGACACTTTGCCATAAACATCATTTGGAACTGCATAGATTGTATGGCAGAAATCCAGCCCTAGTGACTGCAAAGAAACAAATGCGCTGGGTAGAGATTCAAAGAGACAAACATGGCATGGTATAATTTTTGGCAAAATAAAGATACAGAAGAGAAGCTGAATCCTGCCCAGCCATACTACGACCATAAAGTAGAGCCTTCACGTGAAAAAGTAGTTAACTACGAGAGAGCCTATGAAGACCTAGAAATTGTAAACAGAGGCGTTAACATGATTGTTGATGATACTTCTGAAATACCAATTTCTGTAGGCGGTCAAGTACAAGGAATGTCTAGTGTAGTAAAAGGTATTAAGCGTTCGCGAGTAGATCTACTATTAAATAAAGAGCCGAACCCTTTTCAAGACATTAGCACTTTTCGTCGTAATTTAATTACTGACTACTTACTTGACGGAAACATTTTTATTTATTTTGATGGTGTACATATGTACCATTTGCCTGCAAACAAAATGACAATACATGCAGATGATACAAAGTATATTGAAAAGTTTACGTTTAATGAAACAATTAGCTATAAGCCAAGTGAAATTATTCACATAAAAGACAATTCATTCTATTCTATCTATAGAGGAGTTTCAAGACTAAAACCTGCTTTACGAACCATGATACTCATGAGAAGTATGCGCGATTTTCAGGATAACTTCTTTAAAAACGGCGCCGTTCCCGGTCTTGTACTTAAATCTCCTAATACTCTATCAGAAAAAATTAAAGAAAGAATGATTCAATCTTGGTCCGCACGTTATAGACCAGATGCAGGAGGTCGCAGACCTCTTATTCTTGACGGCGGAATTGAAATAGATAAAGTTTCAAATATAAACTTTAAAGAATTAGATTTTCAATCTGCAATTTCAGAAAATGAAAAAATTGTACTAAAGGCACTTGGCATCCCCCCAATTATGTTAGACTCTGGTAATAATGCTAATTTAAGACCTAACATGAGAATGTACTACTTAGAGACTATTCTTCCTATTGTACGCAAAATGAACTTTGCACTAGAAAGATACTTTGGGTTTGCACTTTCAGAAGATATAACAGATATTCCGGCATTACAGCCAGAATTACGAGATCAATCTCAGTACTACTCTGCATTAGTAAATACTGGAATTATCTCTCCAAACGAAGCTCGAGATGCTCTCGGATTTGCTTCAGTAGAGGGATATGATGATTTGCGAGTTCCAGCAAATATTGCTGGTAGTGCTGCAAATCCGGACGAAGGCGGAAGGCCTGTAGAAGAAGGAGAAGATTAAATGGCAGTACGTCAAAAACAAAAAGTTTTAGATATTGCTCACGAACATTTTGAGAAGCACAAGCTTCCTTTAGATGTAGACTATAAAACATATCTGGCTAAGGTAGGACCTACAGATGCGATTCATGCTATTTCTGTAAAGAGAAGTTTTAAAGCATGGAAATACCTACTTCACGCTTTAAAAGTTAAGCATCCAGAACTAATGGAAGCTCCAAAGCCAAAGCCAAAACCTGCTCCGAAGCCTAAAGCTTCTCCGAGCAAGCCTGCAAAAGCAGAAGCAAAGAGTGAAGACTAATGGAAAAGATTTTTAACCTTACTTCTACGTTTAAAGCACTCAATGAAGACGACGATGGTAGCGTCCACATTTGCGGAATGGCTAGCACTGCTGACTTCGACCGAGCTGGAGATACCATTTCAGCCGAAGCATGGACCAAGGGTGGCCTTGGTAACTTCGAAAAGAATCCTATCATTCTTTTCAATCACGATTATAACAAGCCTATCGGACGCGCTACAGGACTTAAAGTCACTGAAAACGGTCTTGAACTTAAGGCTAAAATTTCTAAGTCTGCGCCCGATCATGTCGCGCAGCTTGTAAAAGAAGGCATTCTTGGAGCATTTTCTGTTGGTTTCCGAGTCAAGGATGCTGATTACTTATCGGAAACTGACGGATTAAAGATAAAGGATGCTGAGTTGTTTGAAGTATCAGTGGTATCGGTACCTTGTAACCAAGCAGCTACTTTCTCTCTCGCGAAATCATTTGATTCTATCGAAGAGTATAATGAGTTCAAAAAAACTTTCACTAATAGTGTAGATCTAGCCGGTCAGTCTCTGGCTAAAGATGAAGATTCATTTGAAGCTAGTGATGCACCGGATGGAACTGAAAAGTCAGTTCAAAAGGAGATAACAATGTCGGAAGTAAAAACTCCCGAAATCGACCTGGAGGCTTTTGCTAAGAAGGTAGCGGATGAGACTGCTGCTAAAATCGCAATTCGTCAGGCCGAAGAAAAAGCCGCTGTTGAAGCAGAAGCTAAAGCAGCACAAGAAGCAGTAGAAGCTGAAGCCGCAAAGCAGGCTGAAGTTGAGACTGTAATCAAAACTGGTATTGAGTCAGGTGCTGAGCGCCTCTTGGCCGACGTCGAAGCGAAGCTCGCTGAGAAAGATGCTAAGATTGAGGAAGTACTTTCTCAATATAAGACTGACCTCGAAGAGAAGAATGCTGAAATCACTGCTATGCGTGATTCAAAGCGTGTATTCGCTGATCGTACCGAGTCTGGCAACATTTCAAAGTGGGGCAAGGACTTTATGTATGGCCACCTTCTAGGTGTAATGACTGGAAAAGGTTGGGAAACTAACTACTCTAAGAGCCTTATGGAAAAAGCAGGTATCAACTATGCAGCTAATGCTGGTGATATTGCTCAAGAAGTCTCTACTGCAATCGAGAAGGAAATCATGCTCGAGCTTAAGCTCGCTCAAGCTTTCCGTGAGATCACAATTAACTCACAGACTCAAGTATTGCCAATCCAGACAGATGCAGGTCCTGCAGCTTGGGGCTCAAACACTGATACCGCAGGTAACTTGGAGAACCGTCCTCAAGTCACTAACGTACAGTACAATGCTAAGCAAGTAATCCTGAAAGCAACTCGATTGATCTCGACTACTTTCATGGACAACAACATTGACGAAGAAGTTCTTGTTAACTTGATGCCAATGCTTGTTGAGTCAGTTGCACGTGCACACGCTCGCGCAGTAGACGGAGCTCTTCTTACTGGTACTTCCGGTGGTTCAGAAGCCTTTGATGGCCTCGAAGCTCTTGCAGGCAACAATAAGTTTACAACTTCAGTGGCAGCAGCCGGTACTGGCGTTGTTGACGCAGCAGACTTCCTCGGAGCACGTAAGCTTATGGGTAAGTATGGCATGATGCCAGAAGATCTGATCTATGTTGTATCTCAGAAGCGTTACTACGATCTAATTGCTGATGCAGGCTTTGCCGACATCACAGACGTAGGCTCTGATATGGCTACTAAGATTACAGGTTCTGTAGGTTCAATCTTTGGAACTCCAGTAGTTGTATCTGATCAGCTCGAAGCAGAAG